CGCCGTGCCCGAAGAGGACCTGACGCTCGACGTCATCCTGCAGGGCATGGTGGCCGGCATCACCGGGCTGGCCGGCGAGATGGTGCGCCCGCGCTGGCAGCCCACCCAGGCGCGCATGCCAGAGGTCACCGCCAACTGGTGCGCCATCGGCGTGACCATGATCCGCCCGGATGACAACGCGGCGATCAGCCACGACCCGCCAGGCGACGGCGCCGAAAGCCTGGTGCGCCACGAAGACATCGAGCTGCTGTCCACCTTCTACGGGCCTGAAGCGGCGATGCGCGCGGCCATGCTCCGCGACGGACTGCAGATCGCCCAGAACCGCGAGGCTCTGACCGCCAACGGGATCGGCTTCGTCACCGCAGGCGAAGTGCGAGCCGTGCCCGAGCTGGTGAACCAGCAGTGGGTGCGCCGCCAGGACCTGCCTATCACCCTGCGTCGCATCGTGCGCCGCACCTACCCCGTGCTCAACATCCTGAGCGCGCCGGTGTCCATCACCCAGTAACCGGAGACCCCCATGTCCCTGTCCGTCTCTGACGTCGTGAACGTCAGCGTGGTGCTGTCGCCCATCGCGGCCGCCACCCGTAACTTCGGCTCGCTGCTCATCCTTGGCAGCTCGTCCGTGATCGACACCACCGAGCGCCTGCGCCAATACTCCAGCCTGGACGGCGTGGCCAGCGACTTCGGCACCACCTCCCAGGAGTACCTGGCCGCCTCGCTGTACTTCGGCCAGACCCCGCAGCCTTCCTTGCTCTACGTTGGCCGCTGGGCCCAGACCGCCACGGCCGCGGTGCTGCACGGCGGCGTGCTCACCGCATCGCAGCAGGCCATCGCCAACTTCACGGCGGTCACCTCGGGTGGCCTCAGCATCACGATCAACGGCACGGTGCGCGCCCTGACCGGCATCAACCTGTCGGCGCAGACCAACCTCAACGGCGTGGCCTCGGCCATCACCACCGCGCTGGCCGGCAACGGCACGGTCACGTGGAACGCCAACCTCGGCCGGTTCGACGTGGTGAGCTCGACCACCGGCGCCGCGTCGACCATCACCTACGCCACGCCCCCCGGCTCCGGCACCGACCTGTCCGCGCTGCTCAAGCTGCAGACTGGCCAGGCCTCCGCGCCCGTGGCTGGCATCGTGGCGGAGTCGCTGCTGTCTGCGGTGTCGACCCTGGCCGACAAGAGCACCGATTGGTACGGCCTGTATGTGGCCGCCACCGGTGTGGCTGACGCCGACGTGCTCGCCGTGGCCGGATTCGTCGAGGGCACGGGCAACAGCCGGATCTACGGCGTCACGACCCAAAACACCCAGGCGCTGGACTCGACCGTCACCAACGATCTGGCCAGCTCGCTCAAGGCCCTGGGCTACAAGCGCACCTTCATCCAGTACAGCGGCAGCAACGCGCACGCCGCGGCGTCGATCTTCGGTCGCGCCTTCACCGTCAACTTCCAGGGCAGCAACACCACGCTGACCATCAAGTTCAAGGGTGAGCCGGGTGTCGTGGCCGAGAACATCACGACCTCGCAGGCGGCCACCCTGAAGGCCAAGAACTGCAACGCCTTCGTGAGCTACCAGAACGGCACGGCCATCATCCAGGAGGGTGTGATGGTCAACGGCTACTTCTTCGACGAGGTGCACGGCACGGACTGGCTGCAAAACGATGTGCAAACGGCCATCTACAACCTGCTTTTCACGTCGACCACCAAGATCCCGCAGACCGACGCGGGCGTGAACCGCATCGTGGCCACGGTGGAAAGCCGCCTGGCGCAGGGCGTCGTCAACGGCCTGATCGCTCCGGGCGTGTGGACGGCAGACGGCTTCGGTGGTCTGAACTCGGGCGACACCCTCACCAAGGGGTTCTACGTCTACGCGGCGCCCGTGGCCTCCCAGTCCACTGCCGACCGTGCAGCTCGCAAGGCCCCGGTGATCCAGGCGGCCATCAAGCTGGCCGGCGCGGTGCACTCGGTCAACACCATCATCAACGTCAACCGCTGAGGCACTGAACCATGGCAACGTACAGCTTCCAAGACGTCAACTGCACCCTGGTGGGCGCGGGTGGCGTGATCGACCTGGGCGCCGGCGCCGGTGTGGCGGACGAGGGCATCTCCATCGAGATGGCTGGCGACAAGAACACCATGACGGTGGGCGCGGACGGGGAGGGCATGCACTCGCTGCACGCCGACAAGTCCGGCACGATCACCGTCACCCTGCTCAAGACCTCGCCGGTCAATGCCAAGCTGCAGGCGCTCTACAACCTGCAGACCAACGCGTCCGGCCTGCATGGACAAAACGTCATCACCACGACGAACCCGCAGACCGGCGACGTGGTCACGGCTCGCCAGTGCGCCTTCCGCAAGTTGCCCAACAACATGTACGGCAAGGACGGCGGCACGAACGCCTGGGTGTTCGACGCCATCAAGATCGACCAGGTGCTGGGCGTCTTCAAGTAAACCCCACCACCGCCACACAAGGCCGCCCGCAGCGATGCGTGGCGGCTTTTGTCGTTTTGGCGCGGCCTAGGGTAGCTCCCGAAGGGATGCGGACCTAGCTCCGACCGCATCGGGCCGCGCCGATTCACTTCGGAGCATGGAGCACGAGATGGACAAAGTCCCGTTCCCGCTTGTCACCGCCGTGGAAGGCGAGCCGCGGGCCTCTTCTGAGGTCATTGCCCGGGGTGTCAAGGTTCAGCACAAGAACGTCATGGAGCTGATCCGCCGCCACCGCGCCAGCCTTGAGCAGTTCGGCCCACTCGCATTTCAAACGCGGAAGGGCAAATCTCTGCCGCAGGGCGGCTTCGCAAAGTCCACCGAGTTGGTGCTGCTCAACGAGCACCAAGCCGCGTTGATCATCAGCTTCATGCGCAACAGCTCCGAGGTGATCGACTTCAAGGTCCGGCTGATCCGCGAGTTCTTCCGCATGCGCGACGAGCTGCAGCACCAGGGCCGCAACCTGTGGGCCCAGATGCAGGCGCTGATCGCCCGAGAGGTGGAAAGCAAGGTCCGCGCGTCTTTCGGCGCCCACCTGATGAACGAGCGCAAGCGCGACATCCCGCCGTTGCGCTCCGAGCGCGAGCGGCTGGAAGCCGATCTGCAGCCTCACCTTTTCACCCTCCAGTGAGGTCAGCATGACCGAGATCACCATCAACGCCCAGGCCTATCGCCTGGGTCGCCTCAACGCCTTCCAGCAGCTGCACGTCAGCCGCAAGGTGGGCCCACTCATCCCGACGCTGGTGCCCGCCTTCCTGGCCATGGGCTCCGAGGGTGCTGGACTGGACCAGCTGGGCCGCCTGGCCGCCCTGGTGCAGCCCTTCACCGACGCCTTCGCAGGCATGTCGGACGCCGACGTCGAGTACGTGGCCGCGATCTGTCTGGGTGCCGTGCAGCGCAAGCAGGGCGAAACCTGGGTCCCAGTGTGGAGCCAGCAGGGCAAGTGCCTGATGTTCGACGACATGGACCTGGGAACCATGGTCCCGCTGGTCGTGCAGGTCATCGTGGCGAACCTGGGCCCTTTTATCAGCGGGCTGCTTACCGCCCAGATGCAGCCCCAGCCGACGGCCTCGGCCTGAAGTGGGCGGCGCTGCCGGGCGGCGAGGACTGGCTGATGCGTCCGTTGCTGCGAGGCATGTGCAAGTTCGAATCCCTCAAGGACGGCACCCTGGGCCTGGAAGACATCGCCCTGATGAACGACGCCATCGACGTGGCGGCCGACAACGAGCGCCTGACGCGCGACTACCTGGACAAGCAACGTGGCACAAGCTGACATCCTCCGCGAGTTCCTGGTGAAGCTCGGCTACAAGGTCGACGAAGCCAGCCAGCGGCGCTTTGCCGAGGGCGTGGAGCGCATGACCGACCGGGTCAAGGACTTGGCCAAGGCTGCCGTGGTCATGGGCACCGCTGTAGGCGTGGCCGTCGTCAAGGTGGCCAGCGACCTCGACAATCTGTACTTCGCCAGCAAGCGCATCGGGGCCAGCGCGGGCAACATCCGCGCGTTTGAGTTCGCCATCAAGCAGATGGGCGGCAGCGGCGAGGCCGCGCGTGCCGCGCTCGAGGGCCTGGCGCGTTTCATGCGCGACAGCCCCGGCGCTGAGGGCTTTCTGACCGGCCTGGGCATCAAGACGCGCGACGCCAACGGCAACCTGCGCGACACGGTCCAGATCTACACCGAGCTGGCGGGCGTGCTCAAGGGCATGGACAGCTCGCAGGCCAACGCCGTGGCCCAGGTCCTGGGCTTGGACGACAACACCCTGCAGGCCATCCGCTCGGGCGATCTCAAGGCCTACATGGCCGACTACCTGGCCACGCTGGACAAGCTCGGCATCAAGCAAGACGAGGCCGCGGAGAACTCGGCCAAGTTCACGCGTCGGCTGCATGAGCTCAAGACTGTCTTCGGCCTGCTGGTCGAGAAGTACGCGGCAGGCATCATCGGGGCCGATCACGGCAAGATCTGGGAGCCCGAGATCGCGGCCGTCAAGCGGTTCGTGGAGTGGGTCCAGCTGCTGGGCAAGAGCATCGGCGAGGTGCTCAACAAGTTGACCAACGGTGGATTCGGCGAATGGATGGGCCGCACCACCGCCAAGGTCATGGCCACGCTGGGCAGCAAAGAAGCCGCGGATGCGTTGCGTGCCAACGGCGACATGCCTGGCGCAGCCCCAGCGCCTGGCGCCAGCCGCGCTGGTGCATCGGCACCCACCGACAAGCGCTCGGCCGCCATGGCGTTCTTCCGCAAGATGGGCTGGAGCCAAGCCCAGGCCGCTGGCCTCGTGGCCAACCTGATGAGCGAATCGGGCATGGATCCCGGTGCCGTTGGCGACAACGGGCGCGCCTTCGGCATTGCGCAGTGGCACCCCGACCGGCAAGCCAACTTCCGCCGCTGGGCAGGCAAGGACATCCGCCAGTCGTCGCTCCAGGAGCAACTCGCCTTCGTCCAGTACGAGCTGACGCAAGGCGCAGAGCAGCGCGCGGGCGCCTTGCTGCTGGCATCTCGCAACGCCCAAGACGCAGGCTCTGTGGTGTCGCGCTTCTATGAGCGCCCGCTGGCCGCCGATGCTGAGGCTTCCAAGCGCGGCGCGTTGGCGATGCAGATCGCCAACACCACCACCATCCACGTCACCGGCAGCAGCGACCCCCTGGCCACCGCGCAAGCCGTCGCCAGCCTGCAGGTCCAGACCTCCCAGGACATGACGCGTAACCTTCAAGGGGCCATCCGATGAGCACAGCAGGCATCGCCGCCGGCGCCATCGTTGGCGGTACGACTGTCGCCAACGTGCTGCTGCGCGACGGCCGAAAGCTGGGCGCCATCATCCCCAACGTGGTGGTGGAGGAGGTGCACACCGACACGCTCACCATCACCGATCACCCGGTGGAGCAGGGCGCCCCGATCACCGATCACGCGTTCAAGAACCCGGCAGAGCTGTCCATGCGGATCGGCTGGAGCTCGTCGAGCCTGGCGCTGGACTCGGTGGTCAGCAGCGTGGTCGACAGCGTCAAGGCGGGCAAGCTCACGACGCCCAAGATCAAGACGGTGCGCGACATCTACGAAGACCTGCTGAAGCTGCAGGCTAGCCGCAAGCCCTTCGACGTCAGCACCGGCAAGCGGCTGTACAAAGACATGCTGATCAAGTCGATCAGCACGACGACTGACGCAAGCTCTGAGAACGCCTTGGTGGTCTCGCTGGTGCTGCGCCA